GTCCCGAGGTATTGACGTATCACGTGTAATTATTTCAGAGCCTGATACTATTCAGAAGTTTCGACACACTGCATTGCAGATTCTTGAGAACTATGAGAAGTCGGGTAAGGATCGACCTCCTATGATGATGGTTCTGGATTCCTTGGGTCAGCTTTCAACTACTAAGGAAGTTGAAGATACAGGAGAAGGTAAAGAGACTCGAGACATGACGAAGGCTGCTGTATTAAAGGCAACGTTCCGTGTATTGAATCTCAAGCTAGCTCGAGCTGGTGTACCGATGGTAATTACCAACCACGTATATGAAATGGTTGGCTCTTATATCCCTACCAAAGAGATGGCAGGTGGTTCAGGCCTCAAGTACACAGCTTCACAAATCTGTTATCTGACTAAGCGTAAAGAGAAGGATGGTAAGGACGTCATTGGTAGCATCATTAAAGTTAAGATGATGAAGTCACGCTTTACGAAAGAGAATAAGATTGTCGAGGTCTTACTGACATATGATAAGGGTCTAGATCGATACTATGGACTGTTAGATCTTGCTGAGAAGTACGACATCTTCAAGAAGACATCAACACGCTATGAACTCCAGGATGGATCCAAGGTATATGGTAAGGTGATGATGAAGGAGCCAGAGAAGTATTTCACTACAGACATTCTACGTCAACTCGACGAGGCTGCTCAGAAGGAGTTTACATATGGCTCTTATGAGATTGAAGACATCGAGGACGATAGTGATGAGTGAGGAAGCAGTACTTCCTAGGTATGTTATTCTTGATTCGCCCGAGGATGTTGATACATCCCGGGTGATGATTGAGGAAGGGCCATTCGAGTCCTTTGTTTATAGTTATGGTGTTGTCTCAATCGGTGAAGTAGGGGATAATGACGGGGCAACATTGAAGTTTGACTATACCCTGTTACAGGCCCCAACTGACTACAACGTCAGTGACGAGCAACGAGCGCAGATTGATTTTGAAACCCTTATTGGCGACATCTTAGTTGATATCATCGCTAACAAAGAAGGGACTACTGAAGAAAACTTAAATGATAGAGAATCAGATATTAGGTAGCCTGTTAACTCGGGATGCATATGCTAGGAAGGTTGTACCTTTCATATCCGAAGAATACTTTCAGAGTGTTGCGGATAAGATTGTATTCCTCAAGATTAGACACTATCTTACAGAATACAACAGCATACCAACTAAAGAAGCTCTGGCAATAGAGCTCAGCAATGACGCTAAGCTCAGTGAGACTGAGTACTCCGATAGTATTGATCTTGTTGATAAACTGAGCGGGGATCCAGATACCAATGAAGAATGGTTAATAGATCAGACAGAGAAGTTCTGTCAGGAGAAGGCCGTCTACAATGCTATCATGGAGAGTATCCATATTATCGATGGAGAGGATGAGGATAAGACTAAGCAGGCTATTCCTGAGATCCTATCTAACGCTCTCTCCGTATCATTCGATAACTCGGTCGGTCACGACTTTATGGATGATGCGGATGCAAGATATGACTTCTATCACCACAAAGAAGAACGCATTCCTTTCGATCTAGATTACTTCAATAGAATAACGAAAGGCGGCATCCCTAAGAAGTCTCTCAGTATAATTCTAGCAGGTACTGGTGTCGGTAAGTCACTAGCGATGTGTCACTTCGCTGCTGCTAATATGATGCAGGGAAAGAATGTTCTATACATTACGATGGAGATGGCTGAGGAAAGGATTGCAGAGCGTATCGATGCCAACCTGTTGAACGTTCCTGTGGATGAGTTGATCAACCTACCTAAAGCAATGTATACTAAGAAGATCAATAAGCTAAGAGAGGATACACCTGGTCGATTGATCATCAAGGAGTATCCTACAGCATCAGCACACGTTGGTCACTTCAGACATCTTGTAAATGAGCTATCTATCAAGCGCAAGTTCATACCAGATGTAATTTATATTGACTATCTAAATATATGTTCAAGCAGCCGATTCAAAGCAGGAAGCAACGTTAATAGCTACACAGTTATTAAAGCAATTGCAGAAGAGCTAAGAGGTCTTGCAGTAGAGAAGAATGTTCCGGTAATCAGTGCAACCCAGACTACTCGAAGCGGCTTCACTAATAGCGACATTGGTCTGGAGGACACATCAGAGTCATTTGGTCTTCCTGCTACGGCAGACTTCATGTTTGCTTTAATAAGCACTGATGAACTACAAGAGCTCAACCAGCTAATGGTTAAGCAGCTAAAGAATAGATACAGTGATCCATCTTCTAACAAGAGATTTGTTATCGGGGTCGATAGACCCAAGATGAGATTGTACGATGTCGAAGAGACTGCTCAACATGATTTGATCGATAGTCCATCGCCACAAACTTCAGGCAAGCCTGTAGCACCAGATGGATTTAACCCATCGAAGAAGTTTGGCTCTAAAGACTTCTCCAACTTGTTTGGGGAGGGACAATGAAGACAGTGTTCGTGAACGGCACATTCGATGTATTGCATATGGGTCATCTGGCCCTATTGAACCATGCTAAGAGTCTGGGCGATGCCCTGGTAGTAGCAATCGACTGTGATGAACGCGTTAAGATGCTAAAAGGTTCAACGCGTCCAATAAATTCAGAGCTCGAGCGCAAGGCCATGCTTATGAATCTCAAGGCAGTGGATGTTGTTGTCATCTTCAAAGATCACGACAATCTAGTTAAGCTAGTACAGGACAGCCAAGCAAGTATCATTGTAAAGGGCAGCGATCATAAAGGTAAAGGTAATGTTGAAGGACAGCAGTATGTTGAAGAAGTCGTCTGGTTCGATCGGATTGAAGGGTTCTCGACCACAGAGAAAATTGAAAGTATTATTGCTGGGTGATAACTGTATCGATCGGTACGTATATGGTACCTGCGATAGACTGAGCCGTGAGGCGCCAATTCCTATTCTGACTCCTACCAGGCAGGAAGATCGACCTGGTATGGGATGCAATGTACGGGAAAGCCTATTATCTTTCAATCTGGATGTCACCTTCATAACCAGCGACGATGCAGTGGTCAATACCCGATACATCGACGAAAGATATAATCACCAGTTGTTCCGAGTAGAAACTGATAAGCACAAGGAGCCCAGAACTGGGTCAGTGGATGTCCAAGGATACGATGCAGTAGTTATAAGCGACTACGGTACGGGGTATATCACCTACGATACTATCGATCAGATTCAACGAGATTTTGATGGACCCATCTTTGTAGATTCTAAGAAGACAGATCTTGCTAGGTTCGAGCGCTGCTTTGTAAAAATCAACAAAGAAGAGTGGGAGGCCAGAACTTCAGACGCTTCAGATATGATTGTGTCGCTAGGAGGGGAAGGAGCCCTGTATGCCGGTAAGCTATATCCAGTCCCTAAGGTTGAGGTGAGCGATGTCTGCGGAGCGGGAGACACGTTTCTAGCTGCGTTGGTTGCCGGCTACCTCAAATATGGCCGCATGGAGAATGCTATATGCACTGCTAATCTAGCGGGTGCGATTGCCGTTCAGCACATGGGATGCTACACTCTCAACCAGGAAGAAGTACAGCAAATTTCAGATAAAACATGGGAAGAATATAATGAAGTATATCGTAGATATCGACAACACAATATGTCCACAGAGTACTAGCAGCGACTACACGGACGCGGTTCCGTGGTTGGAGCACATAGCAGTTATCAATAAGCTATATGAAGAGGGACATGAGATCCACTACTGGACCTCAAGAGGATCAAGAACTGGTAAGGATTGGTCTGAATTTACCAAGCAACAGCTAAGTGATTGGGGCTGCAAGTTCAGCAGCGTAAGCTGTGGTAAGCCTCACTACGATGTTTGGATTGATGATAAATCAGATTGGCCGTTCAAAAAGGAAAGGGGCCTTTTTGAGCTATAGGTTACCTGTAAAATAACCGATGGCAACAGCGATGATTACCATACAGAACAGTGTGGATACGGCGCTAGTTGCCCTGCTTTTAAGCTGAGCGACTTTCTTGCGCTTATTTAAAATGACCTGTAGGTCTGCATGCTTCTCTTCAGCTATAGACTTACTCTGAATAAATAACATATCATTCCACACATCTCTCGGAATGGACTTCTTAAAATCCTTTTCCTGCTCTCTCAGAGCCTTCTTTGCCCAGGCAATATCCAGTGCCTCTTCTCTAGTTAACCGCCGGTTGCCCGTAGCAGCTTCCTTTTCAATATTGGCTACTGATTCTTTGGCTTCAGAGTGCTGGCTAAAGAACGAGGCGATATCACCTAGATTCTTGTTCGTATCCTTCACGGTCTTAATTCCTTGATTCACAGCCTTAAGGGCACCAAGTATAGCTGAGATTTCTAATAGCATGAGGGTCTCTCCGATGATTGTGTGGTATTTAGAAAACCCCAGCATTTCTCCCCTAGTAAAAACCAGCAACATTGAATTAATTTTGGTCAAGCTGTTGTCTTTATGGTCATGTCCTAGTATAATACCCCTATATTGAATTGAGGAGATAACATATGAATGTTGGTGATCACGTCCAATGGACGTCTACAGACAGCGAAGGCAAGTTCTCAACCCGTGGCCTTATAACGGGTATGAAGGATAATATGGTAGAGATACTTACGATGGAAGGAACTATTGGGTTTCCAGAGGATGATGGTCTACTAAAGGCGGCGCGCCCTGTAAAGGGTATGAAGGGTCGTATCAAGAGCAACGATAAGAAGCCTAAGAAAGCCAAGAGTTCATCTCCGAAGATCGTACCGGCTACTGGATCCCGCATTGAGCAAATGCTGACCCTATTCTCCGATGCCAGAGACACAGGACTCGTGCCCAATCGAAGTGAAACCATTCAGCAAGCAGTTGAGATGTTTGGAATGACACCAGCTGGAGCGAGTACGTACTATGCTAAGGCAAAGAAAGAGTTGAACTTAATTTAGTTACCTGTTGTCTTTATGGTCACTTAGTAGTATAATAGCTGTATAAATTGAATTGAGAGCGTATATTATGATTAATGGAATGATGGTTAGTACAGAAACTCATAGCAATCGTCAGGTTGCTGAAGACTTTCTACGTTGGAGAGCTGATAAGAATGCTCGTACTGAGAAGACTAAGCGAGCTTTTGCTGGTAAGAAGTTTATCTCAGCTGAAGAGACCTCTGCTATTAGTAAAGCTGTTAATGCTAAGAAGCCCCGATCACTGGGCCGGCCCAAGAGTGCTATACGTACTCAGGCAAAGATGCTATTCGGTGAGGGTAAGACAGCAGCAGAGGTTGCCCAGGCAATGGACATATCATATGCCAATGCCCATTATTATAAGCGCGCTTTCAAAAAGGAAGGGGTATAGTATGTTAGACATGACGTTATCTGAGTTGGCTGGTACATTGGGAATTCATGAGGGAATGATTGAGGACATGCGTAATGAGATGTTCGAGTCCCGTAATTTGGATCCCTTGGGCGCGATGGAGTGTGACATGGTAGAAGATACTCTGTACGAAGAATTACTTGAGATTCGTATGGATTACGATATGTACCTGGCAGCGTAGGGTTGACATTGTGGTCACTTTGCTGTATAATGGCTGTATAAACCGTTTTGAGGATATTATGATGTCAAGAGAAAATAAGTTAAAATTGGCCTGGCTGTTACAGCTAGCTGCTCTGATAGGGTTGTTTAGTATGGTACAGGTTCGTTTGGAGAATGGATCTGTCTCTCCTCCGATGTTGGTAGTAGGAATGATTTCTGCTGTATATCTTGCTGATGCTCCTCATCAGTGGAAGACTCTCTTTGGAAAAGGAAAGCGAAAATGAAAACGTTACGCATTAACAAGTCTCACGATGAATTGATTGATGATGACTCGAGTATGTTCGAAGCCCAGTATGATATTGAGAAGATGTTCCAGAAGGGAATGCCATATGCTGTCGCTCGTATGAACTTTATGTTATCCTATGGCGAGTACAGCTTTGCAATGTTCGATAATACCTGGGACGAGCTTGAGACTACTGAGATCCGAAATGATAGAATGGAGTATGCATTATGAGCAATCAACGAGCTGGAAAATTTAAGCCTGCTACTATGCGAGCTGGAGACGGTATGGTACAGGTAGCTTTCTTTAAGAATGCCGCTAGTGTACTAGAGACTGCTGGGTACGAAGATGCTTCGTTCTACTTCGCGCAGGTAGAAGATCATTTGCGAGAAGGTGGTAGCATTAGCGACAGTCCTAATGATATTAAACTTATACTGGGGTTGTAAACATGGCTAGACGGTATGCACATCTAAAGACGGTCTCACATCCATATCGTGTATTGGTTAATAACCCCGATGGTTTGGATACGTGGGACTTCCGTGATTGGAATGAAGCCCAACGCGTATACGATCAGAAGACTGATTTTGATACGTGCATGCTACTGACAGTATACTGTAATGATGTTAAGCTGATTAAACAGAAGCATGGTCCCAATTATGTGAACCAAGCGGCTACTCGCAGATGGTAACAGTACTAGTTGTCTTTTTGGTCATGTTGTTGTATAATAGACGTATAAATTGATGAATTGAGATTATTATTATGATTGATTACAGCATTGTATATGACGAAGTTGATGCTTTCCTACAGACCCGCGAGGGTCTTGCTTGTCCCAAGAATAAGCAGGACTACAACTTATTCCTACGAGAGCTTACCGGCATCTTTTGTGGTGTTGCCCATGAGAGCTTTCTCAAGACTAGCGATGTTGTTTCATTCATACAGATGGTAGGACACCACAGCATCGAGAACGTGTCGACCACTGGTGAGCTATTACCGATCAGTGACCTGATATCTCAAGATGTACGAGACCATCCTTTATATGAACTCACTGAGTACATTCTAATGTACTACAAACCTGGCAACGTTCAAGTTGGTCCGGGCGAGTTCTTTTTCTGCTTCTATGATAAGGGTTCTGTGTTTGGCATCGATAACACAGCAGGATACGATGTGGTTACTGATGGGGTTCCTACGGAGTTTAAGAAGCTAGGTTCTAACTTCACCGACCCAGAGCTGTTCGATAAGTATGCTGCAAGCGAGGACGTGGATCGACTACTCGTTGTAAAGCCAGTGTCCAATGCGAAGAGACCTCAGATACGCTCTTACTACTCATGTACTGATACGACCAATTGGAGAAACGTATTTCATCACACTGGAAAGAATGGTACGCTGGGACTAATTAGATAAATATCTGATTAATAGACTAGGATCGTAATCATGGCATCAGATAAAGCATTCCGCGACGAGATTGACGCATATAATAAGGTATCGAAGCTGCTAGGTCCGGATGGTAAAGCATTTCAGGAGCCAGCTGGAGCAGACGCTGGCTTTCCTGATTTTGGATTCACTATAGACATCGGCGGCAAGAAGCTAGATGCTCACATAGAATATAAGAATTCACCGACAGCACAAATGGGGAGCATGCGTGATTGGATATTTGATGGCTCCAGGTTCTCGACAAACGACTCTAGTAGTGAGCAAAAAGCAGAGCTGATTACGCTGATGAACAATACTCAAGCGGCTGTAGCGAACGGTAAACGACTGCTGAAGGACCTCAAAGACCATTTCTCACCAGAAGTATCGCGTTTGTTTTCAGGATCACTTACATGCGTTAAGGACAAGATGCAGCGGCGCGTACTTACCGAGAACTTTGCTAAGAACACCAAGGATTATCAGGTTGCAAATATAGCGGACGCTACATTAGGTAACAAGATTCTGACCCACTATAAGCACAAGTTTACAAAGTCGAGGGTGGCTGGGCGCGCCCAGGGACACGTCCTGATGATGATGATAAAAGACGAAATGTGGTATGTCGATACATCCGGTTCAGTTCAACCGGTCGATATGTTGAAGCTAGCTAGTAAGTTCGGCGTCAAAAAGATAAACAAGATGGGTGGATTGACTGCTCAATTAGAAGTAAGAATACAACCGCGTGGACTAAATAGCCCATCCAAACCAACATCAATAGACGTGATGGCCAGTTACCGGCTCAAAGGTAAACCATCGGGCGGAGTTAAAATTATATAACTGTTGACTTTATGTTCAACTTATTGTATAATAGCCATATATAAACAAAAAGAGATTAAAGCATGTCAAAGAATACACACATGGAACACATCGAAGATATGATCTTCAACGATGGCGTTGATGGAGCTAGAGCAGCTATCAACAGTCTGCGTTCTGTTCGTGATATGCTAGCTGGTAAGTCCAATAACAGAGTCAATGCTACTGTTAAGTGGGATGGTGCCCCGGCAGTTTTTGCAGGTATTGACCCTGCAGATGGCAAGTTCTTCGTCGCAAAGAAGGGTCTGTTTAATAAAACACCTGCTATGTACAAGACACAGGCCGATATTAACAGAGAGTTGTCAGGTGAGCTAAACACGAAGTTCACCATTGCTTTGCGCGAGTTATCGAAGCTGGGCATTAAGAAAGGTGTCTTTCAGGGCGACTTGTTGTTCACCCCAGGAGATGTCAAGGTTGAAACAATAGATGGTGAGAAGGTATATGCTTTCCACCCCAATACTATTGTCTACACGGTACCCGTCAAATCTACGTTGGGCTCTAAGATCGCCAAAGCCAAACTAGGTATCATCTGGCATACCACTTATGAGGGCGATTCAATTCCTACAATGAAGGCATCGTTTGGACGCGGTATAGTTAATAAGATGAACAGCACATCATCCGTGT